TATAGAGAAAGTTATAATCTATATGCAATTCAAGGTCTATTATTCAATCACGAAGGTATTAGAAGAGGTGAAGAATTTGTAACTCGTAAAATTACAAAAGGAGTAGCTAGAATAAAGAAAGCTATAATTGAGTGTAAATCATTTGAACCAATTGAGTTAGGTAATGTAAAAGCCAGAAGAGACTGGAGTGATGCTGAAGATTTCGTAGAAGGTATTTGGTTAATGTTAAATCAACAAAGTCCTAAAGAATATGTGTTATCTAGTAATGAAACACATACAATCTCTGAATTTGTTTTGTGTGCATTTAAAGCTGCTGGTATTGATGGCAGTTGGCATGGTGAAGCCGAATATTCAGAATTTAGCATTACCACAGAATATGCATTAAAATATGATCCATGCGCATCTGTACTTGTTAAAATCAATCCTAAATTCTACAGACCAGCGGAGGTAGAATTATTATTGGGAGATAGCACAAAAGCTAGAAATGAATTAAAATGGCAACCAAAAACATCATTTGAACAACTAGTTGAAAAGATGGTAATTCACGACATATCTTTAATAATGGACCATCCATAATAAGTTTTACATTGACCGCTTATCAAATGATATAATCCGTGTCTTTTTATATGAAAATTTTTTGACATATAATTTACGGATCCTTTTACAATCTCTCCATTCGGACTAATAAAAGTATACATTTTTCCATTTTTTGTAGTATTAGGATCTGTATCTTCTCTTACAAATCCTTGTGAATAATCGCTTATACCATATATTAAGTTCTGTATTGCCGATTTGTTTAAATTATTGATTTTACAAAATTCTTTTAATCTATCAATTATTACTATTTCTCCTGTAGTTGCATTTTTTAATTTAAATTGTTTACTTAATGATTTTGATAATTTTTCTTTGGATTCATCGTTCCATAATTTATTGTTACCACATTTACGAATATTATATCCATTTGGTATATATGAATTTAATTCATTTGCATAAATTTCTTCTAATTCATTCAATTTTTCAATTGAATTTATATTATTTTTTAATATTTCAAATTCAAAATTATCTAATCCATATTTTTCAACCGAATGTTTTAAATATGGATTGTGACTATTTTTCCACCAATTCAATGAGTATCTTACTTTTAAACTAAGGGTAGTTTGTCCCACATATTTTTTGTTATTAATTTTATTAGTAATGCTATATATAATTCCGTCCATATTTTTAACTAGTTATTAGTTATAAATATGTAAAATTAAAAAAATAAATTACTTTATTATATAAAAATAATAGATAGTTATAGATATGGGTGAATCTTATACATTATATAACGAAACAGTAATGGATCATTTTACAAATCCTCGTAACATGGGCGATATAAAAGATGCGGATGGTATAGGTGAGGTAGGAGCTGCCGCTTGCGGTGACATCATGAAAATGAGTATTAAAATAGACGATAAAACTAATACAATTATTGATGCTAAGTTTAAAACGTTTGGATGTGGAAGCGCTATAGCAGCTTCTAGCATGGCTACCGAATTGATAAAAGGTAGAACTATAGATGATTTGCAAAAGAATTTTGATAACGATCAAATAGTAGAAGCTCTTGGGGGTTTACCACCTGTAAAAATTCATTGTAGCGTTTTGGCTGAAGAAGCATTAAAAGCAGCTTTAGAAGACTATAAAAAAAGAAAGAGCTTGAATTAATATTTGTATAGGTTATAATTTGATGGTTTATGAAAATGGAATGTGATGTTGTTATCGTTGGTGGTGGTCCTGCTGGTTGTAGTGCTGCTTGTGTTTTAGCTGAATATGGACACAAAGTAATAGTATTGGAGAAAGAATTGTTTCCTCGTTACCATATTGGAGAGAGTATGATACCATTTACTTATCCTCCGCTGGAACGTATTGGATTCATACCTAAACTAAAACGTTCACACTTCACCAAAAAATTCTCTGTTCAATTTGTGTCACCATCTGGTAAGGTTGGACAACCATTTTATTTTTTCAATCGTTATGACCGAGAAACAATTGCTCAATCATGGCAGGTATTAAGAAGTGAATTTGATTTGATGTTAAGAGATCATGCGATTGAAAGGGGAGTAGACTTTCGTGAAAAACACAAAGTAATATCATTAATAAAAGATAAAGAACAATATAAAGGAGTAAAAGTTTGTGATGATTCTGAACAACAATTTGAAATATATGCTCCTATCACTATTGACGCTACTGGTCGTGATGCAATTGCTGCTACTTCAAATGTTTGGCGTCGTAGAGATCCTAAATTAAACAAGACTGCGGTCTGGACATACTATCAAGGATCAAAAAGAGACCAAGGAATTGATGAAGGTCAAACCACTGTTGCATTTATTGAAAATAAAGGATGGTTTTGGCATATACCACAACACAACAATATGGTTAGTGTAGGTATAGTTGCTGATGCAAAATATCTGACCCGTGATGGAGTAAAAAATCCAAAAGATATTTTTCAAAGAGAAATATCAAACAATCAGTGGATTGCAGATAGATTATCTTCTGGAATTTGTTCTGAAGAATATTGGTTAACAAACGAATATACTTTTCGTTCTGAATATTCCGCTGCGGATGGGCTAGTATTAATTGGTGATGCTTATGGATTTTTAGACCCAGTTTTTTCTAGTGGGTTGATGTTGGCTTTAAAGAGTGGAGTTGCCGCTGCTGATGCGGTGCATCAATCACTTTTATCCAAGGACTATGGCGCACATCAATTTAATTGTTATAGTGCTAATATGAAAGAAAGTATAGAGAATATGCGTAAATTAGTTTATGCATTTTATGATCCGCAAGCTAGTTTTCGTATGGTAACTGATAAATCTCCAGAGTTGGCTGGAGAATTGACCGATTGTTTATCTGGAGATGTAAACAAGGATTTTACAAATTTATTTTCAGCTTTTTCAGAGTTTACAAATGTGCCAGAAGTATTACCATATGGAATGCCAAAAATTAATTTTTTAGATAAAAACTTAGAAGTAACAAGTGATATTATAAATTCTTACAAAACAAGCACTTCCCATAAAAAAATAACAAAAAAGGAAAAGACAAGTCATGAATAAATTTGAAACACAATCACCAAAATTAAACTTTAGTATCAAAGATACACAATCAGTTACATGTAAAGATTGTAAGGGTCAAGTATTTGCTAATGGAATGATACTACGTAAAGTAAGTAAAATCATTGCGGGTACAGATAAAGATGCTTTGATTCCAGTTAATATTCCGTATTGTGTTAATTGTTTGCAAGTATTTGAAGATTTATTACCATCTGAATTAAAGAATGACAGCAAGATTACCCTGGTTTAATTCGCATGATTAATCCATTAATAACATCTCCATGATCGAACGCAATTTGGTTATAGGGTATTTCATCGTAATTAAACCATTTAACATCTGATATTTCATTTGCTTGTGGTTTTATTATGTATTTGAATGTAGGTGGCAATACACATGTATAAGTAATTCCGTAAGATTTTCGTATTTCACTAATAAGATGTATATCTAATATCTTTAAGTTTTTTTTAATTGGAGTTATGTCAACATTAGTTTCTTCTTTTAACTCTCTTATACCACCATTTATAGGTACTTCTCCATCATTCAAATGACCACCGGGTATACACCATTTATTTGGTTCATATATATTTGGTCCGCGTTTTGTTAACAAAACTTGGATTTTACCTTTATTAATCCTAATTAATAAAATATCTGCGGTCTTTATCTTGCTATTCATAATAGCTATAATTATAAAATATTAACCACGTAATAATTTTTTATTTATATTTTGTTCAGATACAACTCCAACTTTTCTCTTTAACATTTGTAACGCAGCTTTTGGTGCCATTTTACCAAAGTTAAAGCCTAGTATATTATGATTTCTGCAAAACTCTTCTAGTTCTTCAACATCTCTAGGATCGTATTCCATAACAGGCAAATCCTGAGAATTATCTTGCATCTGCTTACGACGCATTAACGTTTGATATGGATCAAAGCCAGAAACAGGCTTGGAGTCATTTTGACGATAAATGGAATTTAGTGTTGCCATTCGTGACAACATTCCAGCATCAATTTGATTCCATTCACTCATAAATCAACAAATTTCGTAGTAAAAACCAAAGTATTAGTTTTTGTTTTTGGCATATTGCGTGAACGCCAAAGCATTCGTTTTCATACGACGTTGAATTTGATCTGGTCCGCTACGAGCATTTTGGTGATTCAGATATTCCTTCGCAACCATATTCCAGTTACCAACATTCATCAACTTAATTGTTTTTGGTCCAATATCACCACGATAAAATGCATTTATAATCGCGTTTTTAACATATTGTGGCAACGATGAAAAATTGTTGATTTTGTTGTTTGCCAATCTTTCTTTAACCTTTACATCGACATTAAACAGTCTCTCGATTTGATCATCGGTCAACTTTTGTTTACCTTTCAACACAGCATCATAGTTTACGCTGTTACCAAACAATGATTTGAACAAGTCACGATCTTGTTGTGTATTTGTCAAATAGTGTCCAATACCGATTGTTGGCTTATTTTCGGTGTCTAAATATACAGATTTACGTTTACCTTCCCACTGACCAATATAGTCACTGGTTTTTTTATTAAGCAACGAAGCCTCTGACGATTGAGGATTTGTATCTTGTTGTGTTATAGCTGATTTAACCGCTGATTGAGGCTTTGTGGCTTGTTGTGTTATGGCTGGTTTTGCATCTTGTTTTGCGGCAAGAGCGGGACTATTAGACAATGCACTCAAACCAATTGCTCCTGCGGCTACCAAATCTTTCCATCCCTCTTCAAGTCGTTTTGAAGCTACTATATCATGATATAGTTGTAGATTGTCAAAACAACATTCGTTGATATTAACCATCGTCATACCAGTCACTTTTTTTACTAGTTCTTTTACACAAGGTATATTCTTTTTCTCGATACAAAAATCCATATTTTTTACTTCTTCTGGATTTGCTTTGGAATAAAAATTTATCAATTCATGCATTCCAACACTACCTTCATAATCCAGTTCATTTAAACCTTCATCTAGTTTTCTTCCTTGTGGACCAAAGTGATCAAGGTGGTGATACACATCGTCCAAATATTCTCCCGCCAAATTCAATTTAGCCTTTACCCAGTCTTCCAACTTGGTATTGGGTTGCAACATTGATTGAAGTTCTTGTGCATCACTATTAATTTGTTTCAATGCACCCATAGCCATACTACTATTAAACTCTTTTAACAATTGATTTGTAACTTCTCTATAAATCTCTCTCACTGGCTTACTCTTGGTGTGTTTACCAGCTTGACGTAACTTACGTGCTCTACAATGTGCCTTTTGACCAAATCCTTTTGGATTGTTGCAATTAATACTCTTTTTGTATTTCATGCTCCACTTTTCATTAATTTGATCATCTGGAGTTCCCGATTCTTTTTCATCACGATAGAACTTTAAATAATCTCTTACAGTGGATACATAGTCACAAGCATGATTTAATTTTGCTTTAACCCAGTCTTCTAAGTTATCATTTACATCAAACATCGACTGTAGTTTTTCACTATAATCAACAATCTTAGTAATATCACTTTGAGCCATTTCCGCATTTTCCGCAGTCAATTTATTCACATCCGGGTTTTTATGATTGATAGGATGTTTTGGGTCACCCAACCCAGTTGATTGACTATCTAGCCATTGTTGATGGGTAAGTTTTTTTTCATCATTAACTACTCCTACCATTGAAGTATCATTCCAGTTAGCCGCATCAATTATACCTTTTTTGTGTAAATTGACCAAATCACTATGAGTATAAGCATATTTCAATAGACTATCAAGTTTTTTGGTCAAATGTGGATATTGTTTACCAAGACCAATAATAATTGACTGTACAGAACTCTTGGTCACAATATCTCTAGCCGATGTTTTAGCTTTACCCAAGGCCTTGATCTTTTCAAGTTTAGCAATCATCTTCAAAGCATAACTTTCATACTTTTTGAATGATTGAGAATTTGAAGCAAAAGTATCTTGTTCAGCCATATTTCTAAGTTTTTCTAGTTCTTTTGCGAAGCCAGCTGGTAACTTTGCTTTTATTGCATGAGCCTGTGTTACAAAGTCTCTTTCTTTCTTGGATAGTGTGTTTGGTTTTTCTTTTGTTGGTTTAATTGCACTTGTAATTTTTGGACTAAACCCACTCAACAATTGAAATTCACTTGATGGTCCAGTTCCAGCCATACCCATTTGAATATATGTAGTATTACTTGGAAGTTTGGTCAAATACTCTTTCAACGCGTCATATTGTTGATTGGTAATAGATGTATTCCAAATACCAACAAAGTAATAGTTCTGATTGTTTAAGTTTACTAACCAAGCACGTCCACTCAAGCAAATCTTTCTCAAGAAGTTCATGTCATCTTGATCAGAGTATTTTTCTTTACGAATATTTTTCAGTTCTTCACTTCTCGCATATATGGTTTCTTTGTGATCAGAACCTTGACCACCTTTAAGAATCAACTTTTTATCGTCGTCAGCATATATCAAGAAACCATAACCATTTTCTTCGTAAGCTTTATATACAGTTGCATATCTACCCGTTCCTTTTTCAAATATTTTTAATGAGAAACCACGTGCAGATGGTGGTGTAGACATCATGTCACCCGGTCCACTCACCATATACTCTAGATTACCAATTTTTAACGGATATGATTTCAAACTATTATTTCTTTCTCTTTTTAGCAATCTTAATTAATTGTTTCTTGGTTTCGTCAATTTCCTTAGATTGTTCAAATGTCATTTCTTCTTCGTCTGATATTTATATATCTTCTCCAGAATCTGGTGGTAATTGATCATCGGTCATATCACTTGCAACTGGTTGTTGTACACCATCTTCGGTATCATCCTTTGTTGCTAGTTGTGACATCAACATATCATGTAGTTTTTGAGCTGTCTTACGATCCAAATTTAATACAATATTTTGAGTTTTGACTTCACCACCGTTGGTTTCATCACCCTCTGGATTATCTTCCATATCTTGCTCTTGAATTGTTTCGTTTATTAGTTTTCTTAATATATTTTTAAAATGTTCTTTTTTCATTTTGTTCTCTTTGTTTTCTGCATATCCGACAAAATCATATCCACTGGAATAAGTACCAGTACCTTCCGGTGAAGCTTCGCCGGGTGATGGTCCATCAAATACTTGACCAACGACACTTTCATCTATTTCTTCACTCATTCTCCAACCCCCACCTTTGCTTTTATACCATTTAGCTGCCCAACCGTTAGCGTACGCTGAGGGATAAACATCAAATTTAGATCTGGCAGCAGCTTTAGCTCTAGCCCAAAGAGCTGGGTTTGTTGGTTTTGGTTTTCTTTTTTTACCAACAGATTTTTTTCTTCTTTTCTTCTCGGATAATATAGCTTCTTCTAAACTGCTAAACACTTGTTCTTCTAATTCAATATCAATGGTTTTATTTACAATAGGATTACTACGTCTACCATCAACCTGTCCATTAGAAGTTCCTCCTATAGATCCATGGATATTTCCTTTCTTTAAACCACCTCGACCTACTCTAGGAGCGTCATTAAATCCTGTTATTGGATCACCGAATCCAGAACTAGAACCTGCTTGAAATTCTTTAGTCAATCCAGCCGCTATTAATTTTTTGTAATATTCCGGATCTATTGTAAGATGATCTATAGCAATTTCTTTCGCAATTTTTGGATCATTGGTATGCTCCATTTCAATTTGAATACCGGTACTTAATTCAGTAGGACTGATTTGATTTATTGGAGTATTATCTCCAATTCCGCCTGAAAGTTTAGTTAAATTATTAATCATTGTTTTTTAACCCTTGTTGAAATTTGTTGAAACTTTTGCCACTTCCATATCCATAATCAATCATCCATCTACGACCTCTCATAGCAGTACTACCGGTTGATGGATCATGATATTTGCCATCACCAATATAATGCCAACCTTTTTGAAGTGGTTCTGGTTTACGATATGTTGATTTGTCATTAGCAAAATTAGCCATATTAGTACTCTCTTCTTTGTTGTGCGTATTTTCTAGCTTTCAAAATAGTCATAATCTCCATTAATGCTTCATCTTTCTCATCTGGATATACACCCAACATGTGAAGTTTACTATAATATTTTGGGTCTTTCTTTAGGTTGGTAATTACCTTTTCTTTAGCGACCTGTTTATCTTTCAATACAAGTTTCTTCATTTCATAGTCAATACCCGTTATAATTTCGTCTGGGGTAACCTTGTACTTGATTTGTTCTACGTCTTTTACATAATCCCATGGATTTTTACCATTATATGGTGCAAACGGAGAGATATTTGCTTGAGTTTGTTTTGCGGTCAAATTAGCTTTATTCAATAAACTACCATATTTACTGGGATCTTGAACTACGTCGGGACTGCCAAATGTATCCAAAACGCCTGGTTCTACAGCTCCAGCGATGGCTCCACCTTGACCATATGGTAAGCCTTGCATCATTCTATCGCCAAGATCACCTAGTTCGTTTATTTTAGACATACTTATAAATATTGTTGATTAGCCAAGTTAATCGTAATATTTTACACCAATGTTTTGATCGGGTGATAGTATCCACTTTGTGATGTATCAAACACTATATTGTCAAAATCCCAACTAATGTATTTATCCGAATCACTAAATGGTGTGGTTAACTTATATCCACATTGTTGTAATAAAGTACCCAATCGTAACTCTGAGAACATATTATCATAACAACGTGGATTAGCTAATAATTTCTCGGTCATTTGAGACAATACTACATTTTTAAATAACAATCCAGATGTTGGAGTTATACCACCAATACTCGGTATCAGTTTTTGTTCGTCTGTCAACATTGTATACCAATACCAATCATTTATATTGCACTCCGTATGTATAATATGACTGAATGTATCGGAGTATAGAGATTCGCCATAGAATGATTCCAGAGAACAATTGCAATATGTGTCCCATTCAAGTACTAGATAACTAGATAAATTTGGATTGTGTAGATAAAAATCATAAATTAACAAATCGGCTTCACTCCAATACTTGTTGCCATACATTTCATTTAAAACATGATTATTAGGATACTCTTGTTTTCTTACTACTATATGTGAATCATCCAACAAATCATGATTTTCAAACCCAATTGGATATACGTTTTTAGTTGGATTGTATTTTTTAATCAGTTCGTAGTTCTGTAATGTAACGTCATTAGTAGAACAATGTAAAAACAATATATCGGATACCATATTATTTGACTGGATGATAAAAATGGGGTTTGGTAGTATCTACTTGAATATCATTCGGTGTCCAACTTATATATTTGTTAATATCCAATCTACCACGTTTTAAAGATGTAAATTGACCTACTAATGTACCACCACGTATTTCTGACAACATATTAGCATAATAATGTTTATTTGATAGAAGTTCATTTACACATTTGTTTAATATATCATTAGTAAAGTATATACATGTAGATTGTCCATATGAATATATTTTATCAAATCTATTATTGTATGTGTTTAATTTTCTGTATTGTTCAACCCACCACCATGTTTCTTCACCTGGTACAACTATGTTATTACCAAAAAAATCAAGGGTTGTATCAAAGAATTGATCTATAGAAACATTACATATAGTATCATATTCATATAAAAAATAAGACGTATAGTTGGGATATTGTAAATAAGCATCATAAATATACAAATCTGGATCAGCCCAATCCGCTGTATGTAAATTATCTACTTCAACCAACTCTTTGTTTCTGGGATATTTTTCCTTATTTACCACAACTGACTCTGGTAATAGGTTATATCCATCAAATCCTATAGGTTTAATATCCCAAGATGGGTTCAATCTCTTGAGACTATTGTATCGTTCCACAACTATATCATCAACATAATGATGACTGAATAACGCTAATTTAGTATTCATACTTCGACTTTTCGGTCATTATCTCTATTCTTCGATTCAATGGTATTGAATTACCACCAGCCACATGAAATATAAACATATCTTGTATTGGTTGGTCGTAATTATATATCGAATTGATATGTATCAACTCCAACTTTTTGGTAGCATCGTCATAAATCTTGTTTTCTCTTAGAGTCTTTATAACCAAGTATTGATCGTGCCATGGATGATCTACCACCCCGTATGAAAATATATCTAACATTTTAAATGACATTGGATCGTTCTTCATAAGAAACGTTCCCAATTCAAGATACGATGTGTCATCTGTATACCAGTCTGGTGCGTCTCTATTAATACCCAATATAAAGTTATAGTCGTTGTCTATCAATTTACGTACATCAAAACTTTGTTTAATAAATAAACAATCGATATCAACCCAGAGAATCCAATCATAGTGTGGTAATATAGATTTTACTATATGATATTTGTTTAGTGACCAGTGTACGTCCTTTGGGTATATGTTTTGGGTTGATATATGCAAATCAAAGTTATGACGATTAGCATACTTTAGATAATTTGGAATACTTATACTTGATATTTCTGAGTATGTCTTATCAAAGCCAGTTATTATACACAATTTCATAGTAATTATGACACGTTTTACAATCTTAACATACAATAACTATGTGGGTATAGTTACAGATGCGATATTGTTAAAAAATTTAATAGAGTCAAACACGCATTACAAAGCTAAAATAAGTTATATTGATGATAAAAATATAGAAGAATCAAGTGTGGGAATCTGGATTCAGAACTTTAACGTAGAGTTATTAAATAAATTCAAACATAACATATTTTTTATAAATGAAGAGTGGGCTAGTCATCACGAACTTAGTCATTTAAATCTATTTGACACGGTAATTTGTAAATCAAAATATGCTAAAAAACTACTAGAACCATATTATAATGTGGTATATCTTCCTTTTATATCTCATAATTTTTATGACTCAACTATTGCACGTGATAATCAGTTTTTACATTTTCTGGGTAAATCAATTCAAAAAAACACAGAGTTGGTGTTAAAACAGAACGTACCCCTTACGTTAATAGACCCAGGCAATCGATATACAGACTTACACAACGGTATAAAACACATAAACTCATATCAACCCACCCAAGAGATATCAAACATACTTAATTCACACAATACGCACATTTGTATAAGTCTATATGAGAGCTGGGGCCACTATTTGTTTGAAGGATTATCTACAGGTGCAGAAATAATATGTAGCGATATACCTGTATTTAGAGAAAACTTGGATCCAGACTTAGTTCATTTTCTCCCAACAATCGAAAAAATAGATAAATCATATTTATATTGTAGTGATAATAAAAATAATATATTTCCATTAAGAAAATCTTTTTTTATAGATGAATCTACATTTAAATATAAATTACAAAATTTTATTCCTATAGGCAAAAATAGAGAACGACGATTCTTATTTAAACAAATTGTTGATAAAAACAAAAAAGACACTTTATATTTTTTTAATAATATATAAACTCATAAAATAAGTTTGGTTAATTATGTAAACGACATTCATTAAACTTATGCATAGCTTGTCCAATTACTTGATGCATATCAAAATATTTGTAACAAAAATAATCATACATAACTGTATACTATTGATTCTTTATATTGCTTTAATTTATAAGCATTGAAATTATGAGATTGAAATAATTGTTTATTATAATTCATGCCAACCTCTCCTATATGGTTAACTCTAGATTCTTGTGGAGATACAATACGATGGGTTTTTTTGAAATATTCTACAATGTCATAATCAAATGAACTTTTCTTATTCCAATGTTTCAAAACTTTATTCCATATATCTTTAGTTACCAAAAATCCCCAAGGTGTAAAATAATCCATATCACCTCTCATAAATGGTTTAATTTCTATAAGTTCTGAACTGGTAATATCATTAGATAATAGGTTATCTTTATTAAGATAACAAAATATGTTATTCTCTTTATAATGAGTTGAGTTTAAATAAAAATTAGTTACGTCATATAGATCATTGGACATTTCAACATCATCCTCAAGATATATAACACTTTCCAAATTTAGATGTTCAAAACAATAATTTAAACAGTTGTACTGGTTTAGATATGTTTTAAAATCATATGAGTTTATATGTAGATCAATATTATTATATTTTTTTAAATCATCTATTAAATCGACATCAATTATGGTATTTTCATAGAAAAAAATAAATTGTATCGAATCAAACTTTTTTTGATTTTTACAACATTGTAGAAATTTTTTGTGGTATACAAGTCTGTGTGATTGACCTATATATACCGGAGAAACTATTGTTATCATTTTATCTATTAATGGTTGAAAACGATGTTATCAGATATATTCTATCAAATGTTTTATTTAATATGTTCATAACAAACTAACTATTAATTAACATCATGTGTTTTTTAATATTCTCAATAAACACGTTTTTATTAATTTTTACATTTGCACATATACAGTCATTAATACCAGAGTAGATATTTACATTGGTATTATCAACAACCACCGACATAGGAAATATTACATCAACAATTGTTGGAAAAGAGTCTAACTTACGTTTCCAATTGTAATAATCCACCAATGTTTTTATATCAAATTTACTTACTGATGGAAATAATGGTATTGTAGTATATGCAAGTGGATTAAATAATTTATTTAATTTCAACACACCACTATGATATAATAGGTTTATTCCATTGTTATAATCATAACTATGATACATCAAATATTGTGACCCATCTATTTCAAACACATTTGTACTCAAGCCGGGATTGCCATACTTTTCAATCCATAGTGTCCAATTGATATTACTTTTGAATACTACATTTTCATTATGATTAATTAGTGTAAATGGATTTACATGATATATTATGTATTTTTTGTAATACTGCCAGTGTTTTTCGTAGTATTTGTTTTGAGTTTTATAGTGTGTTAACTCTTTGGTTGCAAAATTATACTTTTTAAACTCAACGTTAATGACTTTATTTATATCGTTTTTATCACGTTTACACGCAGCTACTCCAAAACTTTCATTATCTATCAACCTAGCGTCTTCATATGACCAAAGATACTTATCATCCATATGATGTTCCAACAAAACATTACCATATTGATCTACAACATCACTTACAAGTATTTTATCACAATATTTATGTTCTCTTCTGTAAATGATAGTACAATCATAACACGATGGATTTAAATAATTATATTCACCATCAAACTTTTTAAGTATGTCTATCTGTAAATCTTCCTGGTTGAATATCATAGAGATACACTTGTTATACGTTTGAAATTATCTATCAATGTGTTTTCTAAATTCTTAGATATCTTTGATTTTTTTATATTTGAGTGATTTATTATCTTTACATTTTTAATATGATTTTCATAAACCATATCGTCACCACAAATATCATGTTCATATAAAATTGATAAATTATGACCACGACTTATCAACCAGTTAATCAACGTAACGGCTCTTATAGGCATTCTACATGATTCAAAACTAAATAATATTTTCATTATAATAATAATCTTGTATAACTTTCCATAAAAAAGTTTCACGATCTTTATAATAATTCAAGACTTGCATAAGATCATCATCGATATAAGTTGTCATATCTACAAGTTTAGGTCTAGTATCGTCGGGTAAAAAACAATGTGTCAGTGATAATACACCTGCCCAAGTACCATAATATATTTTTTTAACCTTACATATCAGAGCTACATCAATCATTAATTGATGCATGAGTGTTAATTCATCGACAGATTTATTGTTATTAAACCTATTTTTATGAAATCTATGCATCGGCATAAAATTATCACTTCTATGGTGTGGCATGGCGAATATATTATTATGTTTTGATTTTAAATAATTTATAGAATAATTGCAATCCGAAACCATCATTATAGGTTCTTTAATATCCTCATTTTTTATAATCTTTGAATAAAAATGAGGGGCTAAAACCATGTGTTCATACATTTTATCAGTTTCTCTTGAATAAAATGCTATTGTAGGACTTCCAATATTTTTATATAATTCATCAACTTTACTCAACCAAGCATCATTAAATTGTATGTTTTTTGGAAAAGTAGTGGCACTTTCCGCAACTTTTACATCTTTACAAAATAATTCTTGACACGAATCATATACACTATAATCAAAATCGCCAACAAAATATTCTTTCCATATATCCTTATTATTTACTCTAAATCTTGGATATACAACATTACCGATCTGTTTGTGATAGTCTATATGTGCATTTAATATTCTAAGTTTTGAACAAGCACCTCGCACATCATCATTAGCAATATTATAGTAATAGTTCATATATTAGTTTTTTAATTTCAGATTGTGCATATTTATCTGAGTCAAATGCGTGTATTTCATTCATATTATTCTACTATTGGCAATTGATAATCAAAGTTATCACTAAATCTTGTCCATGCGTGTTGTATATCTTGATAATCACACGCAGAACACCTAAATGATTCCCAACAAATTACAGGTTCTTCTTTTATTTTAAAATTCGGATCAAATATGTTTCCTATAGAATTATAATGTGGTAATGCGCTTGAGTGAAATAATTTAGATCTATCAATTGCACTCATACAAGTAAAAATATTTCCTTCAAAATCAACATTAATCTTTTTCCAACCCGCAGGACAATATATTGGTTGTCTTTGTATATTGTCAGTTTTATTAGATAGACTATATTTGGTATCAAACGATGTTTTGAGTGTAGATTTAACTGAACTCTTTGGTTGTGTTCTGTCTAATTTAGAAACATTTGAGTCAACAAAATTATCTAAATGTGGAGTTACCATGTTGTATTTTTTAGAAAAGTCTATTATTCGTTGTGGATCTATTAAAGACACATTTTTTGGATGCAATACCATTTCGATTCCGACTTTTCTTGAGTCAAAATTTTCAAAAAATTTTTCAAGTTTATTGAAAAAATCATCTATATTAGACAATTGTGTGGGATGTAAACTAAAAAATATAAAATTCCACTGATCAGGGTCTAGATTTTTCCAGTTTTCTAAATCAAAAGTTTTACCAAAGTTTGATGTCATATCTAACTTTATATCTTTGTTTAACATAGTAAACATCTGTGGTAACTCTCTAAATAAAGAAGGTTCTCCACCAGTAAGATATAATCTACATGGATTTAAATTATTTATAGCATCCGCCCAATCTTTAGCTGTTTTTGTAGTCTTACCACCAATAGTTCTATAAATAGATCCGGCGGATTCTTGCCAGCAATATTCGCACGACATATTACACTTCCACGTAACAAACCACTGAATTCTCAATCTTTCATTTTTGATTATCTGTTTTGTTCTTGTTTTATTTCGGATTGAAGAATCATCTTCAAACTTTTTTAAGTTCAAGAAATCATAAAAATTTTCACGATTTATTATAGACAAAATCTTCAAATTTACATTTTTATCCTTCTTAAGATTGAATTTAAAAGTGTTATTTACAATATCATTGTTGTTTATTTTAAATGATATAGATCGTTGACCACCTATGTATAATGGATATGTATACTTAGAATTGTTAGTAACTAAATCAATTTCTGAGTTTGTGTCTGCGTATAAAATATAAACAATATCTATCCATTCGGATTTTAAATTCTCTATTTCTATCACATCGTTATCAAAAACAAATTGATTCGTACACTCAATATTAGATAACATGAATGCCAAATCCCGAGACTCATTGGGTATATTCAAAGATTTACATTTGAAATTTAATTCCACACCATATGGAATTTGATATATATGCCATCCACTATTAATTGATACCTCAACGATAGTTTCGTTTTTGTAACCTATTGTAAGAGTATTATTCCGAGGAGATCCTATATACAAATTTAAATATTTGTATACCTCTTGATTTGATAGCGTTACACTTGATTCAGATTTAGACCAAACAAAGTCTCGTAAACCATCATTCTCTTGATTATACCATCCACTTTTAAAAATAATGTTCATTTAAACTTTATCACTTATATTGTAAAAACACAACCCCAGAGATCTTGTATCACTTTTTGGGGCATATGGAATTGTCTTAATCTCCAATTCTTCTAAATTGGAAGTATCTATAGAAAATGTATAGATTTTATCTTTAATTAATTGACGTTTTACTTTAAAGTATTTAGATTTAAAAATTACTTCTCTACCGATTGGACACTTAAACGTGAGTATGAGTGTGTCAGTATTACTGAGTTTGATTTTTGCGTTTGGATAAGACCAAACAAAATCGCCTTCACTTTGGTACCAGCTATCTTCACTTGGTTCAATTTCACTTATATTAAGTGATTGGAATTTAATCTTACCTAATATTTTTGCCCACCATGGTTGATTAATATAAATTATACTTTTTTTCATAACTTTGTTTCATTAAATAATAAGCGTGTTCCAAGTTCGGATAAGCCCATTCTTGGTCACTAGAATAATTAGTACTGAAAGTGCTCATACCACTTACTTTATCTATTTTATAATTTACAAGACCATGGTAATTTTTACCTAAAAATTCAACTGGCGCACTATATCCAGTTGTAACGATATCTTTACCATAATGGTATGCTTCAAATATAGTAAGTCCAAATCCCTCACCTTTATTGAGACTCACATAACAATCACCAAAACTATGCAGTGCCAATAACTCTCTATTGTTGATATTATTTAGTATCAAATAAATGCTAGTGGTCAACTTTGAACTTAACTTTCTGATTTCATCTATACAATAAACTACACTTTTATCCGAGTATCCTTTATAGTGTAGTTTCAATATCAACTGAGTGTTTGGATAATAATCGTTTACTTTATCAAACACATGTACTAAATCTTGTATACCTTTTCTAAAATTAAGCTCTCCGATACAATAATAGGTATATTTATCTTTTGGTACCACATTGCCAAAACAATCGGTAATGGTAACTTCCTCTTTTTTAAATGTTTTTTGAAGATGCCATATGTGTGGTACCACTTCTATTTTCGATCTAACCCCACTATTTATAAAACATTCTTTATTAAACTCAGATGGTACCCATACTTCAGGCATTATGTTTATATTATCAACCCAAGCATCTGGCAATTTATTGGTTTCCCACGTACAATAACCCACATATCTACATTCATCAGTGATGTGTTTAATCCATATGTCAGGTGTACTATGAACAATAGTTAATTCGGTCTTATTTAATTTTTTATCGATAACAGATTCCGCTATAGCATCAACATAGTAATTTGTATCATTTTTACTATCATCAAATCGTAATGGTTGCCAAGATATATCAACACCTTTTAATATGTAGTCAGCAATATAACCTTTTGCGGCAGAAGCATATCCACTGGTACCAGACTGACCAATATATAATAAACCACCATGATCTATATCAAATACAGAGTTATTTACTTTTACAACACCTGATGTATTTGTATAAAACTTTTTGACAGGAAAATCATGATCAAAATACACCACACATGTATAAAAACAAGAATGTGTGTCAAAATAACTCAATAATTTATTAACTATTATGCTATTAAATACTTTTTTATCATAATTTGTATTAACAAATACCAATATACCACTTTTATAAGTTTCAAATATTATTTGTAGTGTTGAAAAAGAAAGATTATCAAGGTCATCCACAACATAAATGTTGCTTTGTTGATACTCTTCGGTTTCTAAATTGTATGGTTGTTCCGAAAGCAAAACAAAAGAATTTCGCTTTTTGGCGAAAATCTTTTGCACATTAGATGATGAATGTTTTGTAACTATCATTTACTTAAAACTTTTATCAGTTTTGCGATACAAGCCATAAACGTAATTTCTTTGTCTACAACCATCGCACTCTGATAAATACTCTCCGATACTTCGATAATAACATTTATTTCTTTACCCGAAGCAAATTCTTCAGCCCTATCATACAACTCTGAATATAGTTCTTCAAACATCTTAACACCAGAATCATTGACTATCTGACGAATCTCATTAAATGCTTTTGGATTGTTTTTGCTATTCTTAAGAGAAACAATTATTTTATTCTTAAGATCAACATTTGCACTCTGTGTAGCAACCAATTTCAATGTTCCACTAGTACTACTCTGTTGTAAGAAGTTTACAATCTTACGTACATCTGGATACATGTCCTTAGTAACACTCGCAATATCAGGCATAGAATACTTAATATTCTCACCATCCAAGATATTCTTTACATAAACCGCAACATCTTTCATTGATGGTGGTTCTAGTTTGAATACTTGACTGCGACTGATAAGTGGTGCAATAATTTTCTCTACATAGTTACAAGTTAAGATAAACCTAGTATTTTTACTATAGGTCTCCATTAGATTACGAAGAGAAGCTTGTGAATTCGTTGACATATAATCAGCCTCATCCAAAATAACAACCTTCAAATCATGAAACCCCATTGAAGAAGCAAATGGTTTGATCTTATCACGAACGAAATCTACACCAGTATTATCTGATGCATTTACATACATTACGTCACATGGAATATTACTAGTTAGTATCTTAGCAAGAGTAGTCTTACCAGTACCAGCACTACCATGAAACAATAGATGTGGAATATCTTTACGGGAAATAAAATCCTTTACGATATTCCGCAATTGATCATCACAAATATAATTGTCAATTGTACTAGGCCGATACTTTTCAGCCCAAAGTGAATGATTGCTTTTCTGAGCTTGTTCTTCTGTAAAGAAACTCATAATTAGGCAACGTTCTTAATTTCCAACAAATAGTAATTACTATTGAATGACTCAGTATCAAATTCCACATGAGCAATACCAGCGTCACTAATCTTTAGTACAGCATTCTCACATTCCGAATTACTAGTCAAGATTTCTTTCAAATACTTAGCATTGAAATGAAGAGTCTTACCCAAGTCAGATTTACCATCTGTAGCCTTAATATCAAGGTTAATACGATTACTATTAGTTGAACTATAACCCAGAGTCATCTTAATCTTACCCTTCTTATCCTTAGTAAGTGTAAGTGTATCAACATCAGACAAAGCACCTTTAGCTTTCACGAATGTAGATACAAACTCCTTGGTAAGTGGAATCTCCAAATTAAATCCAGGCATCTTTTTAAGAGCTGGTACTGGAGGAATAACGCTAAGATCCGAAGTGACATACTGAATATCAGTACCTTCGCTAGTAAAGGTAATAGATGTTACTTTATCATTTGTTGACGTAGGTGCGATTTCTACTTCCTCACCTAACACACTCAACATCTTCTTTAACTTAGCAGTATCATTAACACCAAATTCAACATCTGCGAGTTTGGCAGAGTCTTTTAGAGTAACGAATGCTAACACATTCTTGTCGTCAGTAATAGACGATGTTTTGATTTGATTGTCAGCAGACACTACTGACCACTTTACGCTTTCAATAATCCCATTTAGGGAATATTTATCTGTGAATGAATTGATTAGTTGTTTTTTCATAACTGATTAATAGTACTATATGGTTGGTGTTTTGTCAAATGATTTCGAAAAATTCTTCTGGAATATCGCTAAATGGTGTTTTTCTTATACATGGACCACTTTCAGTATATAAATTACATGGAGAAATATAGAAATAACCAATTTTATAATCCGCATATGCTACACTTCTCATTTGATAATATACTTTTATGTCACAATCATTAGTTCTAAACTCAATATAATAAACTTTAGGGTCACTTAATCTATATAATTGATTTTTTGGTATATATAACTCTTTTTCAAGAATTTCATTTTTACAGAATTCAACATATGGACCACGTTGACCAATTACTACACGTTGATATGATGTAGCAATAGTATTTGGAAAACTTGTAAATAATGGTATTTTTGCACCATCCATATTAATGTTTAGCAACTCACTATATTTTTTCATAATTAAAAACTAAAGAACTCTCCTAAAGTACCATCAGATTGACTTGGATATGACCAGTTCAAGATGTTATAGAAATCCAACAACTTACCCTTGAGTTCTTGTTCATACATTGCTTCTCTATCAACATACTGATTGATAAATTCCACGATTCTATCTGGATCAGTACCATCGGCTTTTATAGCAATACACTCACAACCAAACTCGTTTTGTTTCAAATATACCCACTTAATCTTCTGACCATGGAATATAGGTGGTGTACTCTTATGCAAACCCCAATGTTGTAATAGATCATTATAGAATAAAGCAGCCTTAGCTTGAGCTGTAGTACCTTTAATATACTTGAACTTATTACGAGTCTTGGGATTATAATCAGTCTTGGTTTCACCACCACTCTTGAACTTAACACTAGTATTCTTAGCAATTTCAATAACTGGAGCAGATGGCAATGATTCATTCAAGAACTTCAAAATATTCTCGTCAATTATAGATTTATCAGTCTTACGAAGAATATCATCCAAGAATTTTTGCATAAACTTTCTGAATTGAATAGGAAATGATGTACGTACAACATCAATACCTTTTACCTCCATTTCATTGACTACCATACCCGCCTTATTGATAATAAACTGGGCATATCGTTTCTTAGCTAACCAAAAGCCAGTCTTAGCAATAACTTCTTGTTTTGCATCAAAACGATGTTTTTCAATATTGAAGAACCGGACTGCCATCATATCATAAAACTTGTTTACAAATGATTGAACTTCACCAGTAACCTTCAAAATAGCATCGGTCATAGCCTTTTCATCGTTTACATCGATATCAGGCATATTCTTTTTGATAATAGGCAAAGCACTAGCAAAACATGAATCGGTATCTGTATAGATAACCCAATCACCATTGGTTTCATTCAACGTCTTCTTAAAATATTCATTGATAGCTTTACCAGTAGTCTTAATAATATCTTGACCAGTTATGGTAACAGCGCTCGCATTATCTTTATCATAAAATCTAAAGATCGGTAGACCCAATACACCATAGATTGAATTAAGCAAGACCTTTTGCACTTGTTGTCTCTTATCATAAAATTCATACATTCCTTCATCACCTTGATCGTGATACTTCTTGGCCAACTTACGCATATCTTTGCGCTCATCGAACCACTTCACCAGAATTTCTGGAATAACACCATCAATATCTTTGTTACACAACACTCCATTACTAGCAATACTCAACTTAGAACTATTAATCAAGTCTTTGAATTGTTCATTTGAATATACACTACCACCAATATAATACTTAGTAATACGACCTTGTGTATGTAGCTTTGCATTATAATTATAAAGACGTTGATTGATATAATCGGATAATGGAGTATCTTTCTGAGTACTATTACTCAAATTGTTATAATCCTCAGTCAGTTCAGCTTTGCGATCATCGATAAAACTATCATCATATTCAATACGATCAACCACACCTACTTTAGTCTCAGGTGATAGGTTAAGACTGATGATGATATTCGGATACATTGATGTAAGATCCAAATCAAACACCCAATCATAACGACCCGGTACAGGAGCCTTAACATACGCACCCTCAAACCCTTCTTCATCATCTTCCTTTTGGTTTTTATACTCCTCATTACCATCAACTGGCTTATTCTTAGCAACTTGACCTTTACGTCGTAGATAAATAAGAATAGCACCTTCAATAAATCGTGAACTCTTTTCATAACAATCATATGGTACGTGACCTTTATGACAAATAGCTCTAGCCAACTCAATAAATTGTTTCTTCTCTTCAATCGCTACAATAATTTGTACGTCGTTCAAGTTATATTCAATATACTTGTTAATATCAGATTTATACAAATCATCCAAACTACCTTTGTAGCTAATCTTCTCCATACCCACAACTTTCTTACCAATTGCATTCAACGCATAACTGGCTTCTTGTTTGATATTGAGTTTCTTATACAACTCCATGTAGTCAATATGAGTAACACCGCCGATAACCAACTTCTTATTCCAATCGTTGATATAAGCTATACCAATAGGACTTAGATGTTTAGCTTTTGAGTTGCCAATAATATTTTTCATGCGTCGATATAGATATGGCATATCAAATTCAGCACTATTCCAACCAGTTATAATTGTTGGTTGAATCTCTTCCCATTTTGTAATAAAGTGAGATAATAAACTTTCTTCTGTGGTAAAACTTAGTACCTCAACATTATTTTTAGCGTATGGTTCTAATTTACCATCTCTGTCAAGAATAAATGCTGTATATTTCTGAATTACACTATCATAGATAGCAATAGCAGTAATTTCTTTATCGGCTTCTTCTACATTTGGAAAACCACCTTCGGTACTAACCTCAATGTCAAGATACAACACACGATGACCTTCGGAAATATCATCGGTATTTTCATATGCATCAATTAAGATACGAGTTTCGATTGGAA